GAGCCGATCAAGCGGCGGACACGATAAGCGGGAAAGGCTACGTACCCGAAGAGCAGAAACTCGAGCACGTAAAAAACCCCTGGTTCGCGAAGTACCTTGAGAAGTACGGCCTTTTGAAGGCCAAAGAGATCAACACCACGACCTATGACACGCTCCGCGAGACCCTGGACACCTCCCTTGCGGAAGGGCTCTCGCAGGGCGAGGGCCTCACGAAGCTCATCGAGCGCCTACTCACCGAGACCGAAGGGGTCTATGGGAACATGACAGAACAGAGGGCCGAAGTGATCGCGCGCACGGAATCCGCGACGAGCGAGAACTACGGCATTTACGCGACCTACAAGATCGAGGGCGTCGAGAGGAAAACCTGGCTCGCGACCCGGGACGAGCGGACGCGCGACGCGCACCGCGAGGCAGACGGCCAGACGGTCGGGATTGACGAGCCGTTCCTCGTGGACGGCGAAGAGCTTGATTTTCCGGGGGATCCTGCCGGGAGCGCAGGAACCGTGATTCAGTGCCGGTGCACGATGCTCGGCGCGGTTGAATGAGGAGGCAAGGACTATGTTGATACGAGCACCTGAGAGCTTCGACAAGCTCTTGAACGGAAGGCCCTATTCGGAACTCGCGGGAAAAACGAACCTGTACCCGACCGCGTTCCCCTTTGATCGCGGGATCTACAGCTCTCCGGCCCCTGTCGTGCCTGTGGCGCTGTGGGGCGAGGTTTCGGGGGTCACATCCGAACAGACGCTATGGCCTTTTGCTTTCGACCGCACCTGGCCCACGGCGGCGTTCACGGTCGCGATCTCCTCGGACGATGCGGCAGACGTCCTTACCTCGGGAACGGGAGCCTGGACCGTGCAAGTAGACGTCCTCGACACGAACTAC